CGGCATGGCGGCAGTAGCTGTCACAGGCGGCACGATAAACGGTACGCCTATTGGCGAGACAACCCCGAGCACGGGGAAGTTTACTGATCTGGTGGGGTATATAGTAGTCATCACCGACAGCGCAACGGGGAACGTAACGGCGGCGCAGATGAAGGGCCAGACGCACGTTATCACTGGTGCCTACACTTTATCCTTACCGACGGCGGTAGTGGGTTATAAGGCAAAATTCAAAGCTTCCACGGCTACTGTTTATAGCATTGATGTGGTCACTGGTTCCGATGTGATAATTTTAAACGGGACGGCCCTGAGCGCCGGTAACAAGGCAACTTCTGATGGCTCTATTTACAACGAAGTTCTTGTCGAGTGCCGTGTGGCTGGCAAATATGATGTTCAATCACAACTTGGCCTTATGGTCGACGGAGGTGCATGATGACAAATTACAATTTTGATTTAGAAGACACCATTGCAGCAAAATTAAGTTTGGAACAGGCAAAAGAATATTGTCAGGCACTATTCTTCATGGGCGCGGCAGCTACGACATGTGTGGTTTTGTTGGCTATAATTATGGGGAGATGCGGGTAAACAAGGAATATAATGGATAATCAAGACTATACACAAGAACTGCCGGAAGAGATACGCCAGACCGTTGAAATAATGCGGGCAAGGCAGGAAGAATTAATAGAGGCTGTCGGCACGGAAGTTAAGAAGAAACTCGATGAAGCTATCATATGGCGCCGGCAAAGCGGTATTGAGCGAATCTGGCGCGAGGACGATGAGTATTACCACGGTGTCGATGATCTTAATCGGGACAATTCAGTATTTGTGAAATCCGCTTCGACCGAAGGTGGACTGACTCGCAGCAAACCGGCTGACTCCTCACGATGCACGGCTTTCTTTAATATCACTCGGCAGTTTTGCGATGCAGCCTCGGCTCGGATGGGAGACATACTATTGCCAGCGGGTGACTGGAATTTTTCGATAAAACCCACACCGGTGCCTGAATCAACAGACCCTCAATCTCCGCAACAATTTTCAGATACACCAGCAGTTCAACAGACGGTAGATAAACAAAAAGAGGAAATACAGAAACGTTGCGACCTTGGCGAGAAACGGATCCATGATTGGCTCGTTCAGTGCCAGTATCATGCCGAGGTTCGCAAATGTATTGAAAACTCTGCACGGATAGGCACTGGAATACTCAAAGGCCCAGTCCCGAAAAGGATCACGTTACGGCGCACCGTTGCAGGCAATAATGGTGAGATGTCACTGGTAATCGATAAGGATACCGTGCCAGTTTCGCATAGCGTTGATCCGTGGGATTTCTTCCCTGACCCGGCGTGTGGTGATAATATCCATAATGGATCGTATGTATTTGAGCGCGACCGAATGTCGGCCCGGCAGTTACGAGACCTGAAAGAAATCAACGGTTATTTAGCCGACAAAATAGATCAGGTTATTGATGAGGGGCCGGGAAAGAAAAACTATACTGATGGGATGAGAACACCTGGAGAAAGCACAACTGACGATGACCGGTTTGAGGTATGGTATTTTTATGGCTTAATCGATGTGGAGAAGCTGGAAGCCATGCAGGTAAATACCGCCGAAGTCACAAAGCGGGACATGGTTCCCGCATGTGTGACGCTTGTCAACGACACGCCGATAAAGGCGTTCCTTAACCCATTGGACAGCGGAGAGTTTCCCTATGACGTTATGCCGTGGCAGCAAATGTCCGGTTTACCTTGGGGCATAGGAGTAGCGAGGCAGGGCAGAGTCCCACAGGAAACACTGAACGCAGCCGAAAGAAACATGATGGATAACCTGGGACTGACCGCAGGCCCGCAGTTGATTATCCGCCCGAAAGCAATCACGCCCGCAGACGGGAATTGGACTTTAACTTCAAGGAAAGTATGGCTGGCATCGGAAGAGGCTGATATGAAGAGCGTCGCCGATGCGATTATGGCCATTAATATTCCGACCCAACAAGAACAACTGATGAACGCAGTGAAACTCGCCAAGCAAGATATGGAAGATTGCACGGGTATCCGTTTCATTATGCAGGGCGAACAGGGTTCGGCCCCCGACACGGTGGGTGGAATGCAATTACTCAATCAAAATGCGTCCACTATTCTCCGTCGGCTGGCCCGTACGTTTGACATGCTGATTACCGAACCCCACATCCGCAGATACTATGAGTGGCTGATGATGTACGGCAAAGAAGAGGAGAAGGGCGATTGGCAGATTGAGGCTGTTGGCTCCACGTCCCTTGTTGATAGAGATGTTCAGGGTGTCATGGCGATGCAGATACTTAATCTCAGCGTCAATCCCGCATTCGGTCTTGACCCGGACAAGGCAGTGGATGAAGTTCTGAAGGCGGCACGGTTCATTCCTGATAAATTCAAGATGAACGAAACCAAGAAGAAACAACGTCAACCTGTTGTTGCTCCGGTTATACAAGTTGCTCAGATCAAGGCGGCAACGGACATGAAGAAGATCGAAGCTGATAAATGGGCGGCAAAGGTAGAAACAACAGCAAATCTACGTAGAATGGAAGTAGACACAGACAGAGATTCCGTGTATAATAACATCATGGCGAATCGAGATCAGGCAAACGCCACAAGTAGACGTGAAGAATTGATCGTTAAGAGGGAGTTGGCTTTGCTGGATTATGCGACAAAACGAGGGATCTCACTAGATAAAGTGAAGGCAGAACTGGCAATGGTTTCTATGAAATTGAAAACACAGATCAGATTAACACGCGATGGACGCGGCCCCCAGGTAGATGAGCCACTAGTTGAAATACCTGGCAGAGCAAGAGACGGATATGCGTATACAGAATAATAAATTGTCGTGGCTAGGGCATCGAACCCGAACAGCAGAACCTTACTGCTTGCCACGATATAATATTAAGGGCTATCTGAAGGAGATAGACAATGGCGAAAATTGAAGATTTAACAGGAAAGACATTTGGCAGGTTATTAGTAATTCACAGGGCAGAAAATAGTAAATGCGGGAGAGCCCAATGGAAAACAAAATGTTCATGCGGCAATATTCAGACAACACTAGCCTGCCATTTGAAGTCAGGTCATACAATAAGTTGCAAGTGCGCTAGTAGCGAAGCAACAATAGAAAGAAACAGAACCCACGATCTTTCACATATTCCCGAATATTCAAACTGGCGGGCAATGCACAGAAGATGTATTGACACATCTCACCCTTCTTATAAAGACTATGGTGGCAGGGGTATCGCAGTTTGCAAAGAATGGGAGCAAATAGAAAACTTTATACAAGATATGGGCTCCAAGCCAACACCAAAACATACCATTGAGCGTATAAAAAACGAATTTGGATACAGCAAAGATAATTGTATATGGGCAACAACAAAAGCGCAGAGCAGAAACAAGAGAAATAACAGGCTTATCAATCACGAAGGGCAATTGCTTATAATAGCGGATATAGCCGAAAAGATAGGCATGGACAAGGAAGCGTTAAGAGGCAGACTCAGGCTAGGGTGGAACTTACAAGATGCTGTTAGCCGGCCAATGAATCAGCCTTGCAATCAATTATCATACGTGTTTAACGGTATAAGAAAAAAACTAATCGACATCGCTAAAGAAACAGGCGTGCCGTATTCGACCCTTCATTATAGGCTCAGCAAGGGGATGACTATTAACGAAGCAGTGAAAAATATAAAGGAGGCAATGGCATGATCGAAGAATTAATTGCGAGGGCGTTTCTTGCGCGGGATATTACCCACTACCTTCACTTAACCACAAAAAGTTTTGTGGAGCATAGTGCGTTAAACTTTTTCTATAATGATATAATTGAAAAAATTGACAATTTAGCAGAGAATGTTATCGGGATGTTTGGAGAAATTGGCGAACTTCCCGACTTAGATCGTAGCCGACCGGACGACATTATTGCTTTTCTGACCGACGAGGGTGACTGGATCGAAACGAGTCGAGACCAGTTAACGAACGGTTCGGAGAGCATTGGAGCCATAGTAGATGATCTTGTATCCGTCTACACACACACCGTTTACCGGCTGGGGTTAAAGTAAACACTATGAACAATCAGGGTTCTTCTTAAAGGCGGCCACCTGAGAGAGGACGAATAGAATAAATGAACGGCGGCATTAGGGTGCCCTAACATCCTTTGCCGCCGTTTTTTTATTGCCCTGAAGGAGATAAATTGAAGCTCAACGAAATAGAATTACAATCAACCGTGTGGTTGAAAATAGCAGCATGGGCGAAAGATCGGCTAGACACCCATCGTAAGCAGAATGACGGTGACCGGGACATTACGGAAACCGCCAAACTACGGGGGAGGATAGCCGCAATCAAAGAACTGCTGGACATGGAAAGCCCGGCAATCAAGATCAGTGACTCACAGGCCACTGTAAGGAGAGAAGAGAGATGAGCGATTTAGAAGAGGACGCATTCGTATCGGGATTTAATTCGACGGACATTACGCCGGTTGAACCCGAGCCAGAGACAGAACAAAAAGTTGAGCCCGTAGTTGAAGTGCCTAAATCAGTGACCGATGCCGACCTTAAGGCCGCAATGGACACGATGGGCGCACAATTCGGGAAGAACCTAGACCGCGTATTCGGGACAATCGGAGAAGTAAAGCAAAAACTCAAGGACTTGGAAGTGCTGAAAGAGAAGGCCACGGGAATCAGTCCTAAAGCAAGGGAACGCTTGGAAAAAGAGTTTCCTGAGCTGAAGAGCCTGCTCTTTGATGACGAAGAGGAAACGCTGGTCGTAAAGGATGACGTGAAAGCGCCGCCTGTAACCGATGAACCAGTTATCCCCGTCCAAACTTCCGAGCAGTCACTTGAGAAACGCTTGTTGAAACGAGACCATCCTGATTGGGAGCAAGTTGCATACAGTCCTGAGTTTATCGCATGGACTGGCAAGTTACCTCCCACGGAGCAAGAAACATTACGGACGAGTTGGGATGCCGATTTCGTGAGTAATAAGATTACGGAATTTAAAGCCTCCAAGCAGTCAACAGTGGAGCGGCAGACCAAAGACAATAAAACCAAAAAAGAACGACTCGATTCGGCGGTTGTGCCACGAGGCATGGCTACCCAGACCGAAACGGGTTCAGACGCAGACGACGAAGAGGCCGCAATGGAAAAGGCTTATCGTGGTCGCAGCAGATAAAGGAGATTCACAATGGCATTAAACAGCATGTTATCCCCGGCACAACGAATCGGGAAAATTAAAGGGGAAATACTTACCCACGCTATCCCCAGAGAAGTATTGGGAATTATCGGCGACACTCGCCCTTTTCCGAAGAACAGCGGCGATACAATCATCTTTCGTAGATGGCTTCCCATGAACGCTACAGTCGCAAGTCCCAACACCTTCTTCACGGATGGTACGGGTGACAGAACTCAGGCTCTGGCTAATACCTACCTGGCCTCCGAAGGCGTAACCCCTAACGCAGAAACGCTTGTCCCTCAGGACATTACAGTGACTCTGCACGAGTACACCGTGCTGTTTGGTTACACCAAAAGAACAGCGGATTTGTACGAAGATGACGTCCCCAGCGCAATGAAGTTGCAGACGGGTGAAAGACTTGCCTTGGTCAGAGAGTTGGTCAGATACAATCAGATCAAAGCTTGCACCAATAAGTTCTATGGCGGAACGGGGACAACCCGGGCAACCGTTAATGGCAAATTAACCCTTGCCCTGCTGAGAAAAATCACCAAGTCTCTTGACGTGCAGCACACCGACAAAGTTACCGAAATTCTTTCCGCCTCTCCTAAGTACGGTACGTCGGGAATTGAAGCTTCGTACTTCGTGTTCATCCACACCGACTTAAAGCCTGACGTTCGTGACATTCCAGGATTTACTCCCGTCGCGAGATATGGCAGCATGAAGCCGGTCAGTCCTTACGAGTTCGGATCCATTGAAGAGTTCAGAATAATTGCATCCCCTGAGCTGGCCTGTGTCCAAGATTCAGGTGCCTTGGTCGGCTCAACCGGATTGGCCTCTACCAATGATGTCAACATTGACGTTTATCAGGTAGTCGTTGCCGGCAGAGACGCATGGGGCGATGTTGCCCTGCGCGGAGCTAAGTCTTTTGAGATTCACGATTTAAAGCCCGGGCAGATCGACAAGAACGATCCTACCGGACAGCGTGGATACATGGGAGCAAGCTGCTATTACAATGCCGTGCTGCTTAATTCTTTACACATGGCAGTAGCCGAAGTGGGCGCAACCGACCTGTAAGGAGGGGGTTTATAATGGCTAAATTTCAAGAATATTTAACACAGATAGGGGCACCGGGGGACCGCGCAGCATTGCGCGGGATTTTCTCGATGTTCCTGACTGACGAAGATCCGCCTAAGCTCAAGGACATTTCTATGTATTCGACTTTGTCAATCGGAACGAAGGCGAACTTGGCGGGCAGCGGGATCGCCCTTGCTCAAACCGACGACTGGGGCGATGTTCGGGTTTTCAATGATGACAACGGCGTTAATGTCCCCTATAGCGTTAGGGGTATCCAGAGCAGAACGCTGCTCACGGTAGATCAGTCCGGCGGAACGATCCGTTCCATACAGGGGCAAATGAAAGCTCTTACGGGCATTGATTTCAACACTGGCGTTTATACTCCCGTTCAGGGCTACATTGAACTGGCAGGCACTCATGTTGTTTCGTCGGCTGGTGTCCTGACCTGCTTCGATGCTTCTATCGAAATAGGAACGGCTCTAACGGCTACCGGTTATGTATCCGGGTTTAAAGCAGAGTTGACCGGCGCCGGGACTTGTGCCGCAGGCCTCGATTGTGGGTTTTTGGTGACAAATGCTTCCGGTGCGGCTGTATGGACTCACGGATTGTATGTTGAGGACTCCGCAGTTGATAAGGGCGTTTACATTGGTGCTTGTACGACAGGTATCGAAATCAACGGTGTAACAACGACAGGCATTCAAATTACCAATGCGGTCCTGGGCGTTACTGCCTCCCGTGCAATTAAGATCAGCACATCACAGGCAGCGGCAGCGATGGAAGATGGATATGGTGTTGTGGAAATTGACCATACTATTACTGGAACCGCCGGTGGCACTAACCATGCGGCCTCTGCTTTATCTGCTTGGGTGAATATCCCAACTGCCGCAGTTGTCGGTGCCAGCAAGTATGTTTGTGCAATGAACAATGGGGTCCATGAGGATTCTGGTGCAACAATTACCGGAGCCAAGATTGTTTATGGCTTGAGAGCACAGAAGCTTCTTGGCGACACCGACGCATATTCGTTCTTCGCTTCGTTGAACATGAATAGCGTCGCCCATACGGCGATATTCGAAGCTCCTACCATTACTGATATGGGTGGTGCGTCCGGCGCGGCGGCAACCGGTGCGTATAAAGTTCCTTTCCTGCGCGATTATGCAGGAACAATTTGGTATGCGAATCTTTACACTTCGTAAAATAACAATTATGGGATAGGGCGTATACCCCGACAAAGTTGGCCCTGACCAGCCTTCCCATAAATAATTCAGGCTAACGACAGATCAGGAGATGTCAAAATGAAATTAAATGTAATGGAGAGGTTGATGTTGCTGAGTATTCTGCCGAAGGAAGGGTCTTTCACAAACCTTAAGCTATTGAGGACTGTTAAAGAAGATTTATCCTTCAGCGAGGAAGAAAACAAAGCTCTTCAGTTTAATCAGAACGGAGAAATCCTAACCTGGGATTCAAAAGCAGATGCCAATAAGGAAATAGTTTTTGGCGAAGTGATCGAGAGCATTATTAGGAAAGCTCTGGTAGCTCTCGACAAAGCTGAGAAGATAACCGAAAATCATTATTCCATCTATGAGATGTTCATGGATGGACACGAAGAAAACTAAACCTTTTTAAAGGAGTACAATATTATGGATAAATTAGCACTTCAGGGGCTTACCGCACAGTTCGGTAACGCTACCATGCTTGGAGTGGCCGGGACGACTATCAATCTTTCCGTAGCCACAACCTACTCAATACGCGGCAAGATGTACAGCAAGGCGATTTCCAACACGGAAGCCACGCC